CTGCAATCTCAGCCTCAGAGAACTGATCGGGCTCAAGCGTTGCATTACTTGCGACCCATTCAGCAGCAGGCGTGCCACTTATTCGCGCAGCGTAATTCGGCTTTGGTATCGCAACATCGCCACCGGAAAGGATTTTGGAATCAAACGATTCCGCATCAATCCCCCATTCGTTTAGAGTGTCGCCCTCGGGAATGTCATTGCTTTGGAAAAATTCACGCAGGCCATTCGCCGGGACATAGAACTCCTCTGCTGCTGCATCGGACGCCTCAAGCGCTTCCTGAAACTTGTCTGGCGTTCTTGACCGAACTAAAGACGCTTCTGCAGCCGCATCAATTTCAGCCAACCTGGCTGACGCTTCACCTGCACGGGCTGCACGGCGTGACTGTGCGCCAAGTCGACGCCCGGCGATACCGATGACATCAATCGGAGTGGTGACTGTCTCAGCCAACGCCTCAACGACTATCTCGCCGTAATCCAACTCCTGCCCCGTTGCGATCTGCGCCGCCGCCTCACCACCACCACCAAGGGCGGCTTGGGCAATTCCTTGTGCAAGAAGGTCACCACCAGCGTTATTCACCAAAACCTTACCTGCAACACCACCCGAAACGACATCGAACAGAGCCACAACCATACCGCGCGTTAAGCCAAAATCACTGGCCTTTTGCATCAATTCCGTATCCTGAAGAACAGCAGCAGCCTTTTCGGGGGTCGAAATATCAACGCCCTCTTTAGCAAGAAATTCAAGCGCCGAACTGGCATTTTCCTGCAGCAGTGAGCCAGCACCCATTGTCGCAACTCCAGCAACCGGAGTCCGCGTCGCAAGCGTTACCGCAGTGGCTGCTGCCAATACAGGCAATGATTCAGCAGCCGTCTCAACAAGAAATGCAGCGCCATCAATTGGGCTTTTTACAAAAGCGCCGAGCTTGCCCAGAATGCTATTCTCAGCAGCGTCATACTCGCCTTGGAACCTTGTCGCAGCTTCAGACTTTGGTATTGCCTGTGCACGGGCCATAATTGCATCGGCTGACGCCAGCGCACCAGACCCGCCAGCGATTAGCTGGTCAATATCAGCGCCATCGACAGCCCGAAACCGCTCTTGCGCAACAAGCATTGCCGTGACCCGCATTGACGCAGGCGCGGCCTCGCCACCAATCTTGGCCAATTCATCTGCGATCAAGTCATCAAGGCTCTTTCCGTAATCAGCCACCCGAGTCGCAGATGATTGTGCCGCCAAATAATCAGGGGTTGCCGATATGCGTCTTGCCCCGCGCCCAGTAGCGCGAGCCAGAGGGCCACCTGACTTTTCAAACCATGTCAGGTTATCAAGATCATCAGCAGCCAGCGCGCCGTTCGTTTCACTGTCAAGCCATTTTGCTGTCAACGGGGCGTCTGCCAGCGCAGCAGACGCACGCTTTTGTGCTACCTGCTTGCGGAACATATCAGGTGCACCGCTGACGATAGACGGCGGAACGCCCAGTTCGTCACCAACCGTCAGGTTTTCAGCAGCATCATGTGCTGTCAATTCACCATTCGAAATGGTGTAACCAAGCCGGTTATTTTCTGTGCCACCCTTGATAAAGGCTAAAGTGCTTGGAAAATCATCCTTCATACTCAGCCCTTAGCCCAAGAAACCGATCGACAATAGCCTCGGTTGAAACCGTATCGCCATCAGTTATGAGGCTGTCTATGATTTCAGCAACGACATTCGCCGGAAGTTCCGCACCATCAACTGTGATAATTCCATCAACAGACCTCAGCTCGGTCTCAAATTCACCGGCAACAACGCTATTATCAAACCCTTCCAGCAAGCTGCTTTCGTCTTTGCGTTGGACCCCGGACATGAACCCAGGTCGATTGATCACCACAGGCAGCAATAAGTCAGTCGCCTGCCGATCAATTTCGATCTGGGAAGGCTGACGGCCATTTTCGGCAATGAACCCGTCCTGCCACTTAACCATGTCAGTTTGGTACTGCGCCACCAATTTAGCCGCATCAGTTCCCGGCTTGGCATTTGGATTCAGTCCGCCAGCAACCATTTGTTTTCTGGCAACGGTCATAAGCGTTGAAACTGCAACTGGCTCAGGTGTTCCGGGCCGCTGCTGGTCAATGAACATTTTCATATCCGTTAAGGAAAGCGCGTCAGCATAGGCAAGGATATTTCGCGACCGGAACATTTCCGGGTCTTCATTCTGAAGCGTTCTCAGCATCATATATATCGCCGGGTCAGTGGACGCAGTTCCAGTGCGTGTTTTGGCTTCATAGGTTCTCAACGACGACATTGCCGAAATACCAAGCGCTGCCCGCGCCTCATACGGGATATCGCTAACCGATTGCCCGGATTCAATAAGCGCGAATGCCTGCTGTTCGGCAGCAGCGCGAACGGCTTGTTCTTCTGATTTCTCAATGCCATCCATCAGCTTGAATTCAGACATTGCGGCAGCCCTGATTGCTGGATCGCCTTCATCTACAAGGCTACGTAGACCAATTGACCCACCAATAGGTGTCGCGACGACACTGCGCGCCCATGCTGGCAGGCTCGCGTTTCTGAACGAAGGCCCCCACGACCTGTCACCAGCAACATCAAAATGCAACGCGTTATCATAAACCCCAATCCCGGAAAATCCAGCATTACGGGCCTTGACAATCAACGCCTTACGCTCGGCCTCAGACATATTGCTAACATCGACATCAAATGCCTTGCCACTCATGTGCGGGCTTTTTTCTGCACCGCCGACACGCGCATTTTCTTCAGAGCTTCTGTATGCACTATTGATCGGCAGCTTAAACCCGATTGCTTCTTCCAAGGAAACCAATGCATCGCCAGCTTGCATTGTGGTATTTGTGAATGCCTCCCGGCCTAACTGACGGCCAAGATATTCCTTCACTTGAGGCTGCAGGCTCGCTTCAAGCCGGGCTACATCGGTAGCCAACATGCTATCCCGGTTCTCAACAAGATATTCCATCGCAGTTACCGGGCTTGTGGCAGCCACCCTTTCAATCTGCGAGGCATAAACTGCTGATTTCCCTGTGGTGATTTCATACTCCAGTTTTTCAGCCGACCATCCCTCACGCTCGGATTGATCCCGCAACTCAGCCTCGATCTGGAAAAGAGATTGCGGCGTTCTGTCAAAATCAACCAGCGCATCCTGCAAGGCACCGAGCTTCCTGGCGTTTGACGCTTCTGTCAGCCACGTATCTCGCTCACCAGATGTGTACCGGTCAACCTGAGACTTTGCCCGCTCAATACGCGACGAAAGAGAACTGCGAAGCCGATCCTGAACTGCAGGTGAAAGACCAGACAATGACGATGATGCAAGCCCATCCAGCCTGTCCAAAACCGACTGCCGCGACCCAACCGCATTTTGCCCACCAAGGTTGGTGAACCCAGTTTGGGGATTGTAAAGCATGTCTCTGATTTCGTCAGAAACGCCCGCATCAATTTCCTTCGCTTGCGCGTCTGCCTCGCGTGACAGGTTCTGCATGTTGATATCATCCAGAGCGTTGCCAGCCCCCTGTATGGCCCTACCAAGCTCCGCCACGCCTCTGGTGGGGGCAGGGCCACGCGTTGCCACAGGTGCCAGCCCCGGGCTTACCCGTGAAACTGCTCTGGCGGAAGGTATCTCAACCATAACGCTGCCTTTTCGCAAAGCGATCATACATGCTGACACCACCAGATATGCCAGCAGACAGGCCATCAAGAACACCACCCGTGCGCTGCCTGCGAGCGTTTATTCCGCTTACGACAGACGCATCTTCATATCTCGATTGCGCCGTTTGCGCCCCAGCTAAAGTCGTTTCAGCAGCCACGCTTGCTTCCATTTTCGTCAAACCGATTTCATTTATGACTGAAGCATCATCGCCGCCACCTTGAGCAGCGGCTACAGCCCGCTGACGTGATTCAATATACTGCGCATCACGATAGATTGCTGCCGCTTGGCTTTGGCCGGATGCAAGCGCCGCATCGGCTTGCTGACCCTGCACCTGAGCCTCATATCGGGTTTGTGCCGCGGCCTCATTGCCCGCCTTCACAGCTCCAGCGACTGAAACGAGCGTGCCAACACCCTGTGCTATTGTGGCTACCAGCGCTAATCCTGCCATTCCATTACCTCCAGACCATCTTCATATTCACCTGTTGGTTCAAACCCGATCCTGCGAAGAAAAGCCCCTGCGTTTGGTATGTTCGGATCGCAAACTGCAATGACACGCCCTGTCAATACCATCCTCGCATACCTCAGAACAACAGGCCGCATATATTTCATCGGAACATCCATAAACGCTCGCCATATATCACCCTGGCGAACCACACCACCAAAGCCAACAATGATCTGATCACGCCAGACAGCAAAAGCCCTGATTTCACCAACAGGAATTTGTCCTGAATAAAATCTGGCAAATTCCATTGGCCCTGCTTCCTTAACCCTTATCATTTGTTTTCACCTGCATGGCCAACGCCGCAACAGTACACGGGTATGGTGACTGCATCTTAACATGGATGCGACTGTCTGTATCCCAATCACCGGCAAAATCCATCATCGGTCCATCAAATTCAGACTGCAATTCTCCCGGGGTTATTGGCCCATCATCTTTGGTTGTGGTGAACGCAAACAAATTGGCCGCATCCCGCCCGACACGAACTCCGTCAAGTATTGTGTCAACGAAATAAAGCCCGAGCGCACTGACCCGCTTTTTTTGGAACATCGCAGTTCCAAGTGCAGCCCCATAAGCCAGTTTGGTTGAAACATAATCCCCGATATACGGCAGGCCAATAACCACATCAGATGCAGCAGCAGCTAAAGTGACTTGCCCACCAGAAACGGTGTATAGGTTGCCCTGATCGTGCACGGCAGCCCCGTCAGCCCATACGGTGACATCCCGCCCATCAAGGTGGGGGACTGAAAATACAGTGGTTGGCGCACCTGAGAATTTAGTGAACGCATCAGCGAGGCAATTCAAGTTGCCGCCCCTGCAGTCTCGCAACTGGGACAGCTTTTCGATACCAGCAGAGCCATTCCGGTCGATTTTGAAGTAAACCGAATCTTCTGTTGACCCGCGCGCCACGGAAACATCAAGAATATTCCCGTCTGTTTTTAGGCTCGACCATGCAATCACATTCTCAGACGGCTCATATGTCAGAGCCCGACACCCGCCATCGGAAAGCGCAAACCAAATAATTGAATCTGGCTTGCGCTGGATTGCGATAGCCACAATAGACGCTGAACCGAATATATCTTGGTGTAGTGCTGTTAAGTCAGCAGATGAATAATCACCCTCGTTTTGGTTCCATGCCGCTCGATAGACCGACCTTCCAGCCGCAGTAACAAATATCCCGTCCTTGTCAGACTTCACTGCACGAATATCCGCACCACCTTGCGTTGAGGCGTCCAGTGGGTGCCAATTCAGCGCCGTCAGCGGCTCATCAAAGGCAGATGACCTGACAGATACTTCCGACACATCGGTTCCTGCTATCAGACGCTGTAGGGCAAGAAGCCATCGCACGCCATCATACCCACGAGAATTCAGGGACCGAATAATCGGGGCGGAATCACCTATAACCTGATCATCAAAACTGCGGTATTGGTCGGAAACCGAGCCAAACATCGTATCACCCCGGCCCCAGAACAGCCGACCGCCGAATATCTCAACTACGGTTGGCCACCCCATAGCGTCTGACCACGAGGAATAATCCCACTCAGAAGTGGAATCTATGCTATAGAATTGATCCAGAACCTCAATGTCCATAACAGTTGGCGAAACATAGCCAATGGCCCGACAAAAATTCCGTCCTGGCTGCCGCCATTGTAATTTAGGGTGGTGCGCACCGCCCCACTGGTAAAATTGCCTGCGTTTACTGAAAACCTTATGAATTTTATGACATTATCATTTGGGTCCGTGTAGGATGACGAAATCTGCCCGCTACCAGAAGTGACCGTAATCCATCCGACTGGCGTGCCAGACCCATCGTCAAGGGCAACCTGAAGCGACCATGTGGCAACAAAGCCCGTATTAGCGACGGAATAATCAACCCGGCGGGCAGAACCAACCCCAGATATCCTAATGGTCTGCCCCTGCTGATCGCCAGCATTGAATTCAGCCTCGACAGTTTGCCCACCCTGTGTAAGCCGAAACAGACTGCCAATCATCTGCGTTGAAAAATATACCTGTGAGGCTGTAAGCGTTCCGTTGCCGACAAAAACTGACGGCTCCATGCTGATCTCGCCACCATAAAGCTCAAACGGCCCGTCAGTTGGCTTATATCGCTGCACATTCCATGAGGTCGGCCCTCGGTGGTGAATTTCGCGCTGCTGATATCCGGGAACAGCCAGATAAATCTTATCAATCGACTGGCGAAAACGTACATTCGAAACGTCCGTAAATGGAACTGAAAGAACCAGATCGCCCGCCACATCAATCTGGCACGAATCAACGAGTGTCAGTCTGTTTTCTGATGTCCATATTGAAAGGTAAACGGTAGCTTGCTGCGGGGTAAACGCCAAAGAATGGTCGCCATCATCAATTGCTGAATTGGCAATCAGATCATCCAGCCCGGCTGCTGTCCCGAGGGAAATGTGAACGGGCCCGCGGGCTACAACGACCCTTAGACCATGCTCAACACCCTGATCGGATATCGAAATAGCGGTTGTCGCCGTAGACCTGCTAAAGGCAGCCCCGCTTAAATTGAGTTGCCCGCCAGACACTGATGCCGTTGCCCCGCCAGTGCTATCATCTGTCCAGCCTGCGAATGCCGAAAAATCACCATTTGTGACTGTGGCCCCGACAGCAGCCCGTGCGACATAACTACCACCCCTGAGAATTCTCAAGCCGCCAGAATTCAGGATTGGGACAATATCGACATCGCTGCGCTTGCTGAATTCAAGCATAGCTGAATCGCCATAAGTTGCCGCAGCTATATATTCCAAACCGGGACGTATGGTCATTGATCCGATAACACGAGGCAGAACATTGCTGTATTCAGACCCAGCGAACTGCATTCGGTCAAGGTCAAGCCTCGCAAGCGCTTCCTTCCCAACCTCACCACCATTCAGGCTGTAAAGTGGGGCGTTTACCTTAGGCATCAGATATCACCCTCAGTAAGGACGACCCCTCCAGGAATTACAGACGGGACGCCGATGCCGCGGTCAGAGCCCCGAGAACGAAGCCATGACCCATCAGAAATAGCTTTCCCCTGCTCGTTCATGGCGTCAACGCTTTTGGCTTTTGACAACGTCACCGCCAGACGCTTTTCAAGGCGGTCTCTCAGCCCGCTGGATTGAGTGATCCGCTCGGATGTCTCAAACGCGAGGCTAACCGCAACATATCGCCAGAATGATACTGGCCAACGGGTAACATTCGCATCAGATGCATTCGTTGAGCTGATAAATCTGAGAAAAAGCGGGCTGACATTGCTGTGCAAATACCCGCCTTCATCAATATAAGAATTGAATGGTGCGTCAAAGCGGGAACTTGGCGCTACAGCAATGGTTCTCTGGTAGTCATCTGGATAATCATAGACAAATGAATACCCGGGCGAAGCCGTGCCCAATACAGAAGCTGACATTTCAATTGTTTTCTTGGCGAAATTCCAATCACCATCAGAAAATGCGCCTTCGACAACGCCCGGCCATGCAGTGTTGAATACGTTCACAGCGGGGACAGCGTCTGCCAATGTTGTAATAGTCGCACTTCCGAGGTGAACGAGTGCTTGCTTCCATACCGCTAACTTGTCAGCCATCGCCGCCCCGCTTCAATGCCGCCGCTTCAGCTTCTTCACGACTGCCGAAACCCTTTTCCACAACCTCGCCAGCCTCCACAATACGCCAGCGGTGCGCAGGACCACCCCACTCAGCGCTTAGGCCCTCTGGTAAGTCTTTCGGCTTCTCGCCAGCGGGTGAGCTGTTCCTGATCAAACGAACCGTGACGGTCTTTGGCTCTGAGCGCAGAACCCGCAGGCTAACGTCAAGAGTGAAATCATCGGAAAGAACTGCGATCTCGGCACCTGGCTTAACCAGATGGGCGTAGTTCCTGAAATAAAGTGAGTTGGTAACGTCTTCGATGGTTGTTCCTGAAGGCACCCAGATGCCCATACGGCTGAATTCATAATCAGCCATGTTCATTCTGCGGCCACGAAGCGAAGCTGTGTTTTCCATTATATTGTCCTGTCGTTAAAGTGGGGCGACCCATCGCCGCCCCTAAATTTAAAATCCGTAAGTGTTAGTCTGAGTCGGTAGCCGGGATCACAAGACCATTGGTCAGATCGACCCCAAGATTGTCAGAACCAGTACCAACGTCAGCAACGTAGCACAGGCTCATAGCCGTAACCGCGCCCATAGGAAGCGAGGCTCGGGTTTTGACGACAACCAGCTCACCTTGGCGCATACCAAGGGTCACACCATCTGAGATATAATTCTCAGTATTGATGTCTGCGATTGTGTCGGTTGAGTTCAGAGCCCAAATCTTGTTGTCCGTGCCGGTCATGCCAGGAACAATGAGCTGCAAGCTATCAGGTACGTAAGCCATATTTTTAGCTCCCCTTAAGCGATTGCCGCAGTGTCATCGGTAGTGATCCGAATAACACCAGGCTGTTGAAGGATACCAGCGACGTGATAGATTGTCGCCCGATCCCATGAATATTTGTGTTCGTCGTTAAACCCAGACGACACATCCGCCTCACCACCAGCGAGGCAATGCCCGATAGCAGCTTTGGAAAACGCATAATTCCGGGCCGTGGCTGTGCCAGATTCAGGCAGGCCATTGTGCATGATGTGTGTGGCACCATTCCACATAACGGGCGCAACTGCGTCACCCATAAGTGGTTTTTTGTCCACATAATCAATGCTGTTGAATGTAGCCAACTGCTTGACTTTCGCCCACGACTTGGGCGTCCACAGAAAGCACAGACCGGCGTCAGCGTTGTTTTCCCAAAGGTCCGACATGATGTCAGTGACGACACCAAGCGTTGGGGAAATTGCGCCGCCAGCGTTCCATTGGGTTGTGGCCGTATCCAGCGCGCTAACGATCTCGTCATCAATTTCAATGACGGAATCCTTGCGAGACTGCTGCTGCATTCGCTTTCGCAACCCACCAGACTGTGATGTAAACACATCAAAATCTGTACGGTTTTCCAGCGAGTGACGCTCTTTCAGGGTGAACGTGATCTGCGAGTCAGTGACATTTCGTGTTGGGATAAGCCCGTTCGCACCACGACTGGTCATCCCAGAACTAACACCGCCAACCGCAAAGACCGCGCTTGAGTGGCCTTCATTGATCACTTCTCGGGTGACACATTCTTTCAGATAGGTTTCGCCGCGCTGGAACGATTCAATCCATTCGTCCCGATATTGTGCGGCTGTTACTTCATAAGCCATTGGTTTTTCCTTAATGTTTGATTTTTCACATCAACGATCAAGGATGCCAGGACTCTGAACTTTGGGGTGCCCGTAGGTGCCGCAGGTCAGGATATGGGGCTTTTCGCCGTGGTTAGCATGGCGGGGCTGAACTCAGGATGCCGCCCTTATTTCTTCTTTGCCATATTTTCCTTTTGTTTGTAAAGGGCAGCAACTTCTTTTTGAACTGCGTCTGAGTAGTATTTGTCCGGCTCTTCTGTCTGCATTTTCCTGAATGTGGCCATTTTCTCATCAAGGGTTTTGGTTGTGGTTTCGATATCACCGCTGACGATTGTGTTGGCCCCGTAGTAATCAACGCCAATACCAACCATCATTTTAACAAAATGTGGGTTGTCCTGAAGTTTGGTTCCATCACCAAGCCGAACGTCCATGATTTCAGCAAAACCATCCTCGCCCAGGTTCGTTTTCAAAAACTCAGTCGCAGCCCGAATATTGCCAGTGTATTCGCCGCCATATAGATCGCGCAATTCATCTTGAGTTTGGGTGCTTTTCTCTGCCATTCTCTGGTCAAGCTCTTGCTGAACCTCAACCAATGTATCCTCATACCAGCCCATGGCAGCGGCAGCAGTCCTTGGATCACCACTGGCCTCAAACATCTTGGTGCGGAACGATTCTAGCTTTGTCGTATCGTCATCTGACGCCTCAAACCCATCGCGGAAATTGACCGGGTATTCTTTGACATCATCAGGTATCCCGAACGCCTTGCGAAACGCCGCAGTATCTTCGTCAGACGCATCATCGCCCAAAACTGGAACGGATTGTTTTTTCTGAGCGCCTGTGATCGCTGACTTGTACGCCTTACCAATATCTTCAAGCGACCTTTGACGGCCTAGCTGCTTCAGAAACCCGGCATCCTCGCCAGCCATAGCTTGGCGGATCGCGTCCAGGTCAAGCGTGGGTGGGTCAACGGGGTCATCGACCACAGGTGGAGTAATGGTCCCACCCGGATCAACAACAGGTTCAGTTACTGGTTCTGCAATTGGTTCATCAGCCATCTTTTTCACCTATGATTAAATTTAAATCGACATTCGTTAGCTTGCGAAGCTGTAGCCCCACAAACCGTTTTCCGCTTTTGAATGCGGAATCTCTCTCGCCACCATGTTCATCTGGCAGGAATTCAAGATCATTCACCCCACAGATATGCATGATAGCAGCTATGGCTATTTTCTGTTCGTCACCACTGGCCTCGCCCCCGGCTACAGCCCGAATGCTGCGTGCCTGAGCGCTACTGATTTCAGTATCCAGAATCGGGACATCAACAACCTGAACCGGCATCCATGGACGGTACTTGCTCAAGCGCCGACTGCCTCAGCGGCCATAGCAGCGCCCTGCACCGCCTCTGCACCCTGCGCAACCTGCTCAAGTGCAGCACGGTCAGCAGCTTGTTGTTCAGTCGCCGCACGGGCGTCAGCAGCCTCAGCTTCGTCCTTAAGCCAATTCGACTTACTTCCAGGAACCGCAGAGAACGCATCGCGGAACATATCGCTTGTGCTGACTTCAGAAACAACCGCCGGATCAATGGCTGCTGCGACATCAATCAACCGTGAGCTTTCGACAAATCCGTCAATGACCTGACGGCTTCTTGCTTCCTTGAGGGAATTGTTGAATTCAAATTCAATCGACTCCCCGAGCAGATCATCAGGCATGTCCAGTGGAACGCCTGCTGCATCCACCTGGCCAAATCCGCCAGCCCGCATGATCTTCTCAGTCGACAGGTCAAGAACCCGGCTAGTCCATTCATCCTCGATAGGCTCAAACAGCGGCAGCGCAACGCGGATATACTCCTGAACAAGCTGCGATGCCTCATAGGCTGTAATCGCCTTATCGCGATTGGCGATTGGTGCCAGTTTATTGATATAAAATGCCTCAGTCAGAATATCCCGAACACTAGCAACCATGTCCATACCAAGCCCAAGGTTACTGCCGAGGTCAAGCGGACGTAAGGCAGAGCCAAGACGCTCATCATATTCGCGGTCAATATACGTTATGTCAGCACTTTTCAGGCTGATTGGGCTAGTAACGACATCTGCTGTGGCAATCATTGGAGGTCTTACTCGCAATTCAGCAGCGTTAATAATCGTTCCCATCATGGTTTGCAGCATTCTTGCTTGGGGTAAGGCTACGATTGTAGCTGGCGAGAACGGCCAGAACTGTCCACTAATTGTTTGCCAACGCATGACGATGTAATCGAATGTGGCCGCAGGCAGTTCCTGAATTACCGTTCCGTCAGGGGCAACATAAACCTCGACCCACTTTGCGGACTTCGGCATTTTTTTGTAGGAGTCATATTTTTCAGCAGGGATAACGATATGCCGGATCAAGAAGTCTTTCTTCTCATCCCCCTTGTCAATTGCGTCCTTAATGTTTTGCGGCAACCGACCGCTCTCGCCAAAGAAATGCTTAATCTTTCGCGGGCTCATCATTGCGCGTCGGTGTACGTGATCAACGATGCCGTCCGGGCCTTCGCTGCCAGCGCAATCCTTCGGATGGTGACACCTGAACATCAGGTTTGATCGGTCTTTCGAATAGCTAACTTGCCCAAACCCAATGCCGAACGTCACGAAGTCATTCTCAAGCTCCTTGGCTGCCCGCCGGAACCCGCTGTCGTCACGAGAATACAAGACCGCACGGGTTGTGTCAGTCATAAACTCAAGGAATTCACGGGTTTCAGATGATTTACGACCACGAGCCACTGGAGTTGATGCCTTGAACCACTGGCGGTCTGACGGGCGAACCATTGATCCGATTTGGTCCCCAAGTTCACGTCTGATCAAAACTGGTTTTGCGTCAATGATATGGGATGCGAATTCATCGCCGATATTCAGTGATTGAGTGAAGTCGGCACGCTCTGGATAGAAATTCTCAGCAATCGACTGATGCAGCAGATCAATATCTTGCTTGGCAGCAAACATCCGCTGATCCATTTTGATCAGGCTTTTGCCATTGTCATCCATTAGCCAAGAGTCCCCCGACTATACTCACGACCCAAAACACCTGGGGACTGAGTCAGTTTGTTCTGCTGAGATGGCCTGCTGCCTACCCTTTTCTTGCGCAACGATTGCTTGTCAGCCGGATCAGGCAATGCGGCAGGCGGTGTCGGCTCTGGGATTTTCTGACTTCCGAATAGTCCTGCCATTTCAATTACCTTAAGTTAGGGCGCGCGTCTGGCGCGTGTGTCTGCGTCTGTCTGTACCAGCCTTTGGCCTCGCAAGTCCAGATATGTGCGACGAATGCAGCATGATTGTGGTATCACCCTTGTCTGGTGAGCGCCCTAAGCGTTTTTTGATCTCATCTTTCGGGCCAACCAAAACCGTACTGTGTCGCCCGCTTTGGGTTACTGTATATCGAAAGCTGCATAGATCAGCCCTCAATTCAGGATCAGGCGGTAAGGCCATTTTCGATCCATACTCTGGGTCAAGTGCTTCACGAAACTGCCATATCGCCTGAGCGCGGAGGTTCTTGAATCTGAATATTCCGTTTCTGGACGACCCGGTCGAACCCGAGGCTCCATTAAACCCAAAGCAATCAATATCAGCATGGGCGAGCTGAGTCAGGGCATCGCCGCCGTATCCACCCCCGGCATCGACAACCACCCGGCATCGATCCCGCATGACCTTGACAATCTCAGCAGCCACCGCTGGCCCGTCAGGCGTTTCTGACCCCGGAAAGCTGGCAAATCGGCTAAACCAATCCTTGTATTTCGACTGAATTTGCGTCTTGTCTGGTCCGCCTTGCGCGACATCACACGCAAGAGCGGTCATAATTTCGCCACCTGGCGGCTGGTCGAACCATCTATCCTGCGCCTGACGCACCCAATCACTGGGGATAACCTGCCACTCGTGGTCGCCCTGCCCTGTGGTAAAATCGCCGTGCAGCAACTGAGACCTCAGAGGCTCAGGAAGCGACTGCAGCCGCGCTTTGTAGCCAGTATCCATAGCCAGAAACGGGTTGTCGCTTAGGCTGGCCGGGATGAACGTCCGCGACATCGCCTCATAATCTTCGTCTTGGCGTTTATATATCCCCGGCCCATCAACCCATTCCGTCTTACCCCGAACAACAATTGCCCACAGAAGCTGGCCGCTGACTGCCTTCACTCCAGACGCCGGGTCAAGCCATGGGGAAAACTCCTCGACCATCCACGCGCCATCACCGCCACGGGGTGGGTTTGACCCCAGGATAACCCGGCACCTTTGGCCTTCAATTGTTGTTCTCAGCCACCCGATCAGGCTGAAAACCTGTTCTTTAAGGAATTCGCCAGCCTCGTCAAACGCCATGTAATCACGGGGAATGCCAGCGTACTTACGCCAATCATCGGCCATATTCATGCCGCCCATTTTGATTTTCTTGCCGTCGCTAAGTGTCCAGAGCTTTTCGTGCCCGCCGTTGAACCTCCCAATATCGCTGAGTATTTCGCGGCTAAAGTCAATGAGACCGTCAAGCTGTGTGGCCTCACGCCTCAGGATCAGTGAATTCTGGTGACCAACGGCGGCGCAACCGACCTCCAAAGCACTCTTACCTCCACCTGCCTGCCCACCATACAATAGAATATCTGCCTTGCTTAACATGGCATCTGTCTGCGGCCCGGGGTTCGGAATGAACGGCTTCACAAGCTCAGACCCGAAAGTAGTCAGCATTTCCTCGCGGTCTTTTCCGTTTAGCTCGCCAATCATACGGGTCAGATCGTCTAGATTTATCGAGCTATCCACCAGATTTTACCCTGGCTGCTACAAATGCAAATACCCGGGCAAGCTGCTTATCGCTGACAAGCGGCTCACCATCCGGCCCGCCGATCTCAACCTTATCGCTGAACATACCCAGATGTTTTCCGATATTCACCAAAGCCGACTGCTTGTCCCAGAGCTTCAATTTGTGAACGCTGTGGTTATCCCCGGCACTTTTTACCTCAAGCGATGATACCGCCCCAGCAGTTTCGTCGTCCCATTTATCCACTGGGATCATTTCGCCGTCTTTGCCAACGAGCTTCCGTACGTCTGAGAACCCAATCTTGGCCAATTCATTGACCACCATTTCCTGAGTGATCTTCGTATTCTCGGCACGTAAGTCCATTAACCTTTGGATTTCATCAGCAATTTCAACATCTTTCAACAGCCTATGCCCTGCCGAATAAGCTGTCTTTTTACTAAAACCTGATCGAATGGCTGCCTTAGTGGCGTTCAGGTCTTTCAGGTATTCGGGGGGGAATTGTCCGCGCTTACCTGTTAGGGCCATTCTTAGTACCCGACTTTAATGCCTGTGGCTGCCGTACCTGTGGCACGGACGCGCTTGATGCGCATAGGCACCCATTGGCCTGCTGGTATCGTGAAAGGAATGTTGGCTCCGCTTTCGTCCCCGTCGACACGGACCACGCCCTCGACATCAACCCAGATTGCCCGAGCTTTGTTCGGTAGGTCTGTGGTGTCGTTTGGGGTTACCTCGGCAAGGTTCGCCGGGGGGGCCATTGAGCTGCCTTGATCATGCCAGAACATTTTTATACCTCTTGAGATTTCGCAGCAATAATGGGCTTAGGTTGCTGCTTCGTCAAGGCCTTGCTTGCAATGCTTCATTCTCATGTTCCTGCCGTCCCAAATTCCATCCAGAGTGTCGCAGGGTGCCCTGCGTTCATCAATCACCTTTTCGCACAACACTTTCAACTTGAACATCCCCACCACAACCATCGCAAGCCCCAATGGCTATCTCGCACGCAGTCTTAGCATCAGCACCCGCCAGCATAGCGCCATGAGCTATTTTCCATGCACTGCCAAAGGCGGTGAATTCGCATTGAAACTGATACCACCCACTGCCCGTGACTCCCCAAACTGACCCATCACCTCGCAAATGCACAATTGTTACATCTTCTGGCTCTGAAATATTACCAGATTGGCAAAACTCCGTAACTGCGGCGATCCCGGCCCCCAGCTCACCTGCATGGGCAATGAACCCACCACCATGAATTTCTGGAACTGTGGTGATCTTATTGTGAAAGCCGATTCCAACGCCACCAGACGATACCAGGCTATCTGCTGCGATGATGCCGTCTCTTATTGTGGTTACTGTCATAATACCCACCATTCTGGATTGTTTTTCATATATGAGAACCAGTCCTCTAAAGTCATGTTCGCCTTGATCTGATTGCATTGCAGGCAGCACTCAACGGTTCTTTTACCACCGAAGCATTTGGCAACAATGTGATCTTTTGTCCGCATCAGCTTACCTTTTCGCTCAAGCCAACGGTTGCAATATTCGCAACGAACCTTTGCCTGGCGTTTGCGCTTTTGTTTCCTCATTTCCCCACCGGATGATTTT